ACCAGACTAAGTTTTAAAAGTTTTGCGGGTGTCCGAGCTACTGTAAAAACTTTAGAGGTGGCAACACTTATTAAAGTTGTAGATGACATGGGATAAGAACTAAACCGGAGACCTTCCCCGCAAATTAGTTGCTCTCTACTTTAGCAGGTATGAGTTTTGAGAATAAAATAAACTCATCCATTTTGACAGGGCTTGACTTTCAAAATTACATATGTTATAATACATTTTCAAACAAGTCGGAGGGCTATATGAAAATAAATACAAACGATAAATTTTTAATTAAACATGGTGGTAATGACTATGGTCATGGAACTGCTGTCTTTATAACTACAAAGATAACTAAGCAAGGAAATGTTTATGGTGAGAAATGGGATAAAACTAAAAATAAAATTATAAATAAAAATTATAAATTAGATTTAGATTATATCTTATTAAAAATTTAAAACTTAAGGAGTGTAAAAGCTCCTTTTTTAACTGGAGGGTTACTATGAAATTATCAGAATGGGTGAGCAAGTTTGACTTACCATTTATGTTTGACTTTGAATCCAAAGTACTAGACAAGACCATCAAGTGGTCATACACAGACGAGTGCCAAGAGAAACAGTTCTGGGAAACTTGGCTACCTAAGAAGTCTGATATTAAAATCAGAAGTAAACTACCTAAAGGAAAACTACAAGCAGTGAAGAACGAATTGTGGGAAGACTTATCGGAAGACTTACAGATATTAAAAGATAGATTGAATGAAAGAAGAAGACAGAAAAGACTAGACAAGTCTTCTTAAATATGATAGACTCATGACACTTAATACTAAAAACTAAACCAACGGAGGTAAATATATGTATGAGTATGTAGAAGGAAAAGCTATGTGGGCTAACGTCAGCACACCGAACACTAAGTTCGAGCCACATAAGTATGGAATTGTTGTGTTGACTGATGAAGATACTGCTACTAGATTAGAAAATGCAGGTTTGTCAAGGGTAAGAACCAGAGATGGTCAAGCCAAGTATGATGAACCCGCTTTCTCATTTAGTAGGAAAGTAGAAAGGCATGACGGGACTACCAATCCGGCACCTAAATTAGTTGACAGTGATGGCAACGCTTTAGATGTTAGCTTGGGTAACGGTTCAGAAGTGACTGTGAAGATTAAACCCTACACAGGAAAGTACGGTACGTTTGCAGAGTTAATAGCTGTGAAGGTTACTAATTTAATTGAATACACTGAACCAAGTTCAGATAACGAGGAGTTTTAATATGATTATTACTATTAAGAATGATGATGGTGAAGCAGTCTATGATGTTTCAAAGATTGAGAACGAAGAGAGTAAGGCTAACGCTAACGTTACTATCAGTAAGATAGGTACGTTGAATGTGTTAGTTGAAGCTTTAAACTTTGCTTCACAAGGACATCAAAGTAATCTCGAAGCTGTATTAAAGGACAGCCCAGAGGCAGTAGTAGAACAAGAAGAAGTTGTAGACTCAGAAGACGAGTCTTAATTCATAGTGAGGGCTAACATGGATAAAACTTGGGATAAGTTACATCAACCTTGTCCGCTTTGCAAGAGCAGTGATGCTGTAGGAATCAACGAAGATGACTCAGCAAAATGCTTTAGCTGTGGAGAGTTTATGCCTAGCTATACTAAAGCATGTGGAGGAAAGGATATGCAATCAACAACAACAATAACGCAGACTAAACAGCCTGATGTGGTAGGTGAAGGAAAGTTTTCAGCCCTTACGGACAGAAAGATTTCTATGGCTACTGCTCAGAAGTACGGAGTGAAATGTGTACATGACTTACAAGGTAATGTAGTTAAACATTTCTATCCTTACTTTAACGGGCATGAACTATCAGCTACCAAAGTTCGTAACGTAAAGGACAAAGACTTCTTTGTATCTGGAAGTTACAACGACACAGGTTTGTTTGGTCAGCAACTTTTCAAAAGCGGTAAGTACGTTACCGTTACTGAAGGCGAGTGTGATGCTATGGCTACTTATGAACTCTTGGGTTCTAAGTGGGCTGTAGTATCTATCAAGCGTGGTGCTAACGGTGCAGTAAGAGATATCAAGGAAAGCTTAGAGTTCTTTGATGACTTTGAAAACGTTATCATTGCATTTGATAAAGACAAAGCCGGACAAGAAGCTAGTATAAAAGTTGCTAGACTTTTCAAACCCGGAAAAGCTCGTATCGTTACACTTCCTAACGGTTGGAAAGACCCTAACGATATGCTAAGAAACAACAAGCACAAAGAGTTTGTTGAATCTTGGTGGGCTTCTAAAGTTTATACTCCATCTGGGGTTATAAATGTATCGGAGCAACGTGAGAAATTCCATAATCGTGAGAAGAAACAAAGTGTACCTTATCCTTACGAAGGACTGAACAAGAAATTGTATGGTCTTAGACAAGGAGAACTGGTCACACTTACAGGTGGTACAGGGCTTGGTAAGTCCAGTGTCACAAGAGAACTTGAACATCATCTCATTAAAAGCACTAACGACAACGTAGGTATCATAGCCTTAGAAGAAGATTGGAGACGTACCATTGATGGTATCTTATCCATTGAAGCTAACGCTAGACTTTACGTTGACCAAGAACGTGAGAAGTTTTCTAAAGAAGAATTGGATAAAATGTTTGACATGCTTTATGATGGTGAGAATCGTAATAGAGTATGGGTACACTCCCACTTTGGTACCAATGACATTGACGATATCTTTACTAAGCTTCGCTTCATGATTATTGGATGTGACTGTAAGTGGGTGGTCGTTGACCATCTACATATGTTAGTCAGTGCAGTGCATGAAGGAGATGAAAGGAGAGCAATTGATACTATCATGACTAGACTGAGAAGTTTAGTAGAAGAAACAGGTGCCGGAATCGTTTTGGTTTCCCACTTGAGACGTGTTGATGGTAACAAGGGACATGAGAACGGGATAGAAGTATCTCTATCTCATCTTAGAGGTTCTAATAGTATTGGACAACTTAGTGATTGTGTGATAGCATTAGAACGTAACCAACAGTCAGATGACCCTGATGAAGCTAGGACAACTAGGTTAAGAGTTCTTAAATCTAGATATACCGGTGATGTAGGGATGGCATGTAGAGTAATCTATGATGCTGAAACTGGCAGACTATCTGAACTAACAGATGAGGACATAACCTTTGATGCAAGTTTGGATGAGGCATTTTAATGGACTTAGTATTTGACATAGAAACAGATGACTTAAAAGCAACTCTGGTACACTGTATCGTTGCTCAAGACATGGACACTGGGGAGATATTTAAATTCCCACCAGATAAATTGTCTGAAGGTTATGAACTGTTGACTAAGGCAGATACTTTAATAGGACATAACATCATTGGATTTGACATACCTATGGTAGAGAAGTTCGGTGGTGTTGACTTGTCGCACATACCAGTCATTGATACTCTTGTATTATCAAGACTGTTCAACCCTAACAGAGAAGGCGGACACAGCCTTGAGAAGTGGGGATATAAATTAGGATATCATAAGATAGATTTCTCAGACTATCTTAACTACTCTAAAGAGATGATGGACTATTGTGTTAGAGATGTACAACTCAACGCTGTAGTATTAAAGAAACTTAGAGAAGAGAGTAAAGGATTCTCCAAACAATGTATAGCTATTGAACAAGGTGTAGCTAGGATAATGAAACAACAAGAAGTAAATGGTTTCAAGTTTGATTTACAATCAGCATTGTTATTACTTGCTGAACTTAGAGAAAAGAAACAAGTTATTGAAGATGAGGTTCATAATACATTTAAACCTAAATGGGTAGATGATAAATTAGTTACCCCTTACATTAAGAAAGACGGAGACTTATCTAAGCGTGGACTTACAGATGATGAGTACAAGAGATGTATAGATACTAATAACTTTAAACCTTTTATGAGACAAACACTACAAGTCTTTAATCTTGGTAGTCGTAAACAGATAGGAGAATATCTTATTGACTTTGGTTGGAAGCCTGAAAGGTTTACACCTACAGGTCAACCTATAGTAGATGAGAAAACTCTATCAGCAATCACACATATACACGAAGCTAAACTTATAGCAGACTTCTTACTACTTCAAAAGCGTATAGCTCAAGTTGATTCTTGGGTTGAAGGAGTACAAGAAGATGGTAGAGTACATGGCTTTGTAATACCTAACGGTGCTATCACAGGAAGAATGACACACAGGAATCCTAACATGGCACAAGTACCGGCAATCTATAGCCCATATGGAAAAGAATGTAGAGCATGTTGGACTGTAGAAGAAGGTAATGTTTTAATCGGAGTTGATGCTTCTGGTCTTGAGATTAGAATGTTAGCTCACTACATGAATGACGAGGAGTACACAAATGAAATTCTCAATGGAGACATACACACCGCTAATCAAAAACTTGCACAGCTTGAATCAAGAGATAAGGCAAAGACATTCATCTATGCACTCATGTACGGAGCCGGAGATGAAAAACTTGGAAGCGTGGTTGGAGGAAGTACATCAGACGGTAAAAGAGCTAGACAATATTTCTTTGATAATAAACCTACATTTAAATCTCTTAGAGACAGAGTACAAAGAGCATCAGCAAAAAATTATCTCAAGGGGTTAGATGGTAGAAAGCTATATGTTCGTAACCAACATTCAGCATTGAACACTTTACTACAAGGTGCAGGTGCTATCGTAATGAAACAGGGACTGGTTCTATTAGATGATGTACTAAGACTGAACGCTATGGAATATAAGTTCGTAGCTAACATACATGATGAGTGGCAGATAGAAGTTCCTAAGTGTCACGCTGATAAGGTAGGACAGTTAGCTGTAGAGAGTATAGTAAAAGCCGGAACACATTTTAATCTTCGTTGTCCGTTGGATGGCGAATACAAGATAGGAGATAACTGGAGTGAAACCCACTAAAGAAGACAGAAAGAAATTTGATATTGACTTAGAGTACGGAGAGATAAGAGAAGATAAAATAAAGGACATGCTTACTGGTAAGAAGATAGAAGTTAAATCAGAGAAAGGTATGTGGATGAAGACAGGTAACATATGTATAGAGTATGAGTCTTGGAATAAACCATCAGGAATTAGAGCAACAGAATCAGACTATTGGTTTCATAACTTATGTGTAGGAGACAACGAGTTCTGCACTCTTGTATTTAAAACAGATGTACTTAGAACTATTGTTGATGACCTTGATAGTTTTAAAACTGTATGTGGTGGAGACCATAACGCTAGTAGAATGTTCTTAGTTAATCTACAAAAACTATTCTCTTCAGATGTCATCAAAGCATTTAAGGAGACTGAAGATGAAAAAAAATAAGAAAACACTTGACACATTAGTAGAAGATATATATAATGAATTATCGGCACTAGGAAAAGGCGAACATCTAAACATAGATGAAGAGTCAATAGAACAGTTTGGAGAGTCAATGAAAGAGATTCTCTATGAGTGGTCACACCCTAGCCCTCGTGGTAAACCTAGCTTAAGAATGTCTAACATAGGTAAACAACCTAGACAATTATGGTACGAGATGAACTCTAAATCTGATAACACAGAGGTTATTTCTCCACCTACTTTTATTAAGTTTTTATACGGACACTTACTTGAAGAGATAGTTTTATTTCTTGTTAAGTTATCTGGACATGAGGTTACTAGCGAACAGAAAGAGATAACAGTTTCTGGAATCAAAGGACACATGGACTGTGTTATTGATGGAGAAGTTGTTGATGTTAAGACTGCTTCTAACTATGCCTTTAAGAAGTTTAAAGATGGGACTCTAGCAGAGGATGACCCTTTCGGGTACATGGCTCAACTTGCCGGATACGAATCAGCAGAAGGAACTACTCATGGTGGATTCCTTGCACTGAACAAAGAGTCTGGTGAGTTGGCTATGTTTAAACCTGATAACTTTGATAAGCCTAATATTAAAAAGAAAATAACTAATATTAAAAAGGCTGTTAAGTTAGCTACACCACCAGAGAAATGTTATGATGATGAACCGGATGGTAAGTCTGGTAACATGAAACTTGCAAGAGGTTGTACTTGGTGTAGGTTTAAACATGATTGTCATAAAGATGCTAACGATGGTAAAGGGTTAAGGGTGTTTAAATATTCAACAGGATATAGATACCTAACTCAAGTACCTAAAGTTCCTAATGTTATAGAGGTAACACAGATATGAACGGTAGAAAAGCTAAGAGATTAAGACGTAGAGGAGAAGAGTTACTTATCAATTGGATAAGAACAATGGTTCCAGATGGAGAAGATACTAAGAAGATTAGTAAGAAAAACTTACATGAGTTTCTTCCAGAGCAAACACATATCTTTGCAAACAATAAGTTTATGTTAAGTGCTTATAGTCTGAGATGGTTTTATAAGAAAGTAAAACAGAATCCTAACTTTCATTTAGAAGAGTTAGATGCCTAGAAGAGTACCAAGAAAGCCTAGACCTAAGAAAGTAAATGTTCCCAAAGGCTACGATAGTTTATGGGAAGCAACACTACATGAGACTTTACTACAGGAATGGAAACATCATTGGGATAACATTCATTATGTTGTTAAGCATAAGTACGAGCCTGACTTTGTAAAGGTTATAGATGGTAAAACAATTTTACTAGAAGCTAAAGGTAGGTTCTGGGACTATGCAGAGTATAGTAAGTACATACATATACGAGAAGCTTTACCTAAAGGTTATGAGTTAGTGTTCTTGTTTCAGAAACCTTTCTCTCCAATGCCGGGTGCTAAAGTAAGAAAAGATAAAACAAAAAGAACTCATGCTGAATGGGCTGAGACAAACAACTTCACATGGTATAGTGAAGATACATTACCGGAGGAATGGAAAAGTGGAATACAAGTTTAGAGAAGATAAAATATTAAATGAGATAAAAGCTTACATAGGTAATACATATAGCCAACACTATGCTAACGGTAAGTATCAAGCTACTGATATAATATTAGATACAGGACATGGAGAAGGATTCTGTGTTGGAAACATTATGAAGTATGCTATGAGGTATGGAAAGAAGAACGGAAATAATCCAGATGACTTACGAAAGATTATACACTATGCTATAATAGCTTTACATTTACAGGAACAAGATAATGATTGATGACAAGATAGGAAAGAAGCCTTACCTAGGTATAACAATAGATTACGATAGAGAAAAAACATTTGATAAATTTAGTTTAGATACACTCAAGGATAGATATTTTTGGGAAGGAGAAACACATGCCCAAGAAGCATTCGCAAGAGCCTCAGTCTTCGGAGCAACTTTCAAAGGCGAGACAGATTTTGAATTGGCTCAGAGACTTTATAACTACAGTTCCCAAAGGTGGTTCATGTTTAGCACTCCTATACTTAGCAACGGAGGAACAACTCGTGGGCTTCCTATCAGTTGCTTTCTTAATTATGTTCCTGATAGTAGGGGTGGTTTATCTGCTCACTATGACGAGAATATTTGGTTGGCAAGTTCGGGTGGAGGCATTGGTGGATATTGGGGAGATATTAGAAGTAACGGTATATCTACTACTCATGGCAGTCGTTCTACTGGTTCAATTCCTTTCATGCATGTAGTTGATTCTCAGATGTTAGCCTTCAATCAAGGCACTACAAGACGTGGTTCTTATGCGGCTTACATGGATATAAGTCACCCAGAGATTGAAGAGTTTATTAACATGAGAAAAGAATCTGGTGGAGACATCAACAGAAAGAATCTTAATCTTCATAACGGTATTAACATTACTAACTCTTTCCTTGATGCAGTACAGAAAGATGAAGACTGGAGATTGATAGACCCTAAGACTAACGAAGCTGTTAAAACTATTAACGCTAGAGACTTATGGTGGCAGATAATAAATGCTAGAGCAGAGACAGGCGAACCTTACATGGTAAACATTGATACTTGTAACGAGGCTCTACCTAAAGAACAAAAAGAATTAGGATTAAAGATTAGACAAAGTAACTTATGTTCAGAGATTACTTTACCTACCAACGAAGAACGAACAGCAGTATGTTGTTTATCATCCGTAAACTTAGAACACTTTGATGACTGGTCAAAGGATGATGACTTCATACAAGATTTAATAACCATGCTTGATAATGTTTTACAGCACTACATTGACAACGCTATAGATACAACACAACTAGGAGAATACAGTGCAAATTTTAAACGCTTTCAAAAATATGTTAAAGAAGGTAAAGAAGGATTTACCAAGAGTGCCTACTCAGCGTATAGAGAAAGAAGTCTGGGTCTGGGAGCTATGGGGTACCATGCTTATCTTCAATCTCGTAACATTCCTTTTGAAGGTATTTACGCAAGTGGGTTTAACTTCAAAGCGTTTCTATACATCAATACTAGAGCAACTGAAGCGACTAAAGAACTGGCTATACAAAGAGGAGAGGCTCCAGACATTCATGGTTCAGGTAAAAGAAACGCTAACCTCATGGCTATTGCTCCTAATGCTAGTAGTGGGATTATATGTAGTGGCACTTCCCCTTCTATTGAGCCTTTCCGTGCTAACTGCTATACTCATAAAACTCTATCAGGTAGTTACCAAGTTAAAAATAAGTATCTCGAAAAAGTTCTCAAGTCTAAAGGGCTTAAGACACAAGAGTTAGATAACATATGGAAAGATATATCCGGTAGTGATGGTTCAGTACAGCACTTAGATATAATTACTGATGAAGAGAAAGAGATATTTAAAACTGCAAATGAGATAAACCAAATATGGATTGTCGAACATGCACATCAACGACAGGAGTTTGTTAGTCAAGCTCAGTCAGTTAATCTTTTCTTTACATTACCAAAGGCTACAGAGCCTCAAGAAGTACATGATGAATACATGCAGTATGTTAATGATGTACACTGGTACGGTATGAGAAAACTTAAATCACTTTACTATTTCCGTTCTAATGCTGCTCGTACAGTAGAGAATGTAAATGTTAAAGTACCAAGAATAAATTTAGAAGATACAGAATGTATCGCATGTGAGGGATAGTCGTGAACTGTTGGCATTGTAATACACAATTAATATGGGGCGGAGACCACGACATAGAAGAAGAAGACGAAGAATACATTATGGAAACTAACTTAAGTTGTCCTAAATGTGATTCATTAACAATAGTATATTTACCAAAGGAAGAAAAATTATGAGCTTATTAACAACGAGAGATTACTACAAACCATTTGAATATCCATGGATGTTTGACTACTATGTATTACAGAATCAAATGCACTGGATGCCTGAATCTGTACCACTACATACAGATGTCAA